CGCCGGCCAACACGGACGGAACGATCAACCTGGTGCATTACGCCGCGTGGCTGGTGAAGGAGATGTCCGGTGGCGACTGATCCGCGGCGGCTGCGACCGAGCGAACTCTGCCGCCTGCTCAACTCCACCCCGCTAGGCGAGGTGATCGGCGAGCGGCAGTTGCACCGCCATCGCACGCGCGCGGGCCTGCGCATCGGCGACGCCCGGCACGTCGATCTCCTGCGCTACGTCGCCTGGCTGGTGAGCATCCGACATGCGCCCAAGCCGGCCTCGGGCGGCGATCCCTATGAGGTGGTCAAGGACCGTGCGCGCGCCCGCAACATCGCGCTATCGCTGGCGGGTCGGGACATCGGCGAGCTGCCTGCGGTCGTCAACCCGGAGCGGAAGGCACGGGCGGCGTCGGACTTTCGCTTCTTCTGCGACAGCTACTTTCCGTTGACGTTCCATCTGCCGTGGTCCCAGGACCACCTAAAGGTGATCGCCCGGATCGAGCAGGCAGTTCTGCGGGGCGGCCTGTTCGCCCTGGCCATGCCGCGCGGGTCGGGCAAGTCCACGATCAGCGAGTGCGCCTGCATCTGGGCGGTGCTCTACGGGCACCGCGAGTTCGTGTGTCTGATCGGCTCGGACGAAGGCCACGCGATGGACATGCTCGACGCTATCAAGATGGAACTCGACGGCAACGACCTGTTGCTGGAGGACTTCCCCGAGGTCGTCTACCCGATCCAGTGCCTCGACGGGATCGCCAACCGGTGCAACGGGCAACTCTACAAGGGCGAGCGCACGCACATCGGCTGGACGGCCCGCGAGATCGTGCTGCCGACGATCCCCGACAGCACGGCGAGCGGGGCGATCATCAAGGTCGCGGGAATCACCGGTCGCATCCGAGGCATGAAATACAAGCGGGCCGACGGCAGGACAGTTCGACCGACGCTTGTGGTTCTCGACGATCCGCAAACGGACGAGTCGGCGCGGTCGCTGTCGCAGTGCGCCACACGCGAGAGCATCCTGGCCGGCGCGGTCCTCGGCTTGGCCGGGCCGGGCAACAAGATCTCCGGCATCATGCCCTGCACGGTGATTCGGCCCGGTGACATGGCCGACGCCATCCTTGACCGGGACAAGCACCCCGAGTGGAACGGCCAGCGCACGAAGCTCGTCTACGCCTTCCCAACCAACGAGAAGTTGTGGCAGCGTTATGCCGAGATTCGCGCCGAGAGCATGCGGCAAGGCAATGGCGGTGAAGAGGCGACCGCGTTCTACCGTGAGAACCGCGTGGCGATGGACGAAGGGGCCGTCATTGCATGGCCCGAACGGTTCAACCACGACGAACTGTCCGCGATCCAACATGCGATGAACCTGAAGCTCCAAGACGAGGCCGCCTTCTTTGCCGAGTACCAGAACGAACCACTGCCGGCCGAGACGGCGTCCGACGACGAGCTGACCGCCGATCAAATCGCCGGGAAGTTCAACCGCATGAAGCGCGGCGAGGTGTCGGTCGGCTGCGACCACGTCACCGCGTTCATCGACGTGCAAGCGAATTTGCTGTTCTTCGTCGTTGCGGCGTGGGAGGACGACTTCACTGGATACGTCCTCGACTACGGCACGTTTCCCGATCAGAAGCGGGCCTACTTCACACTGCGCGATGCAAGGTTAACACTCGCCGCCGCGACCACGACCGGCGGCCTCGAAGGAGCGATCTACGCGGGCCTTGAGGCGCTGACCGCCGACCTGCTCGGCCGCCCCTGGCAACGCGACGATGGCGCGGACCTGCGGATCGAGCGCTGCCTGATCGACGCCAACTGGGGGAGTTCGACGGATGTGGTCTATCAGTTCTGTCGCCAGTCCGCCCACGCCGGGATCGTGCTGCCCAGCCACGGGCGGTTCGTCGGCGCGTCGAGCCAGCCGTTCAGCGAGTACAAGCGCCGGCCCGGTGACCGAATCGGGTTCAATTGGCGAATGCCGAACGTCCAAGGCAAGCGGGCGGTGCGGCACGCGCTCTTCGACACCAATTTCTGGAAGTCGTTCGTCCACGCCCGGCTCGCGGTGCCGATGGGCGAGAAGGGCTGTCTCTCCCTGTTTGGCGACAAGCCGGACTCGCACCGACTGTTCGCGGAACATCTGACCGCCGAATATCGCGTGAAGACGGAGGGACGCGGTCGCACCGTGGACGAGTGGAAGATGCGGCCCGAGCGCAGCGACAACCACTGGCTCGACTGTCTGGTGGGGACCGCCGTCGCCGCGTCGATCCAGGGGGCGGTGCTGTTCGGCACGGACGGCCGCGCGCCGGCCAGGCGCGAACGGGTCAGCTTCGCCGACCTCCAGCGGAGGGCGCGGAAATGACCAAGACAAGGACAAGGCGTTCCGAGTCCGGAATCCGCTGTCCCGCCTGCGGGTGCCGCCACTTCAAGACCACCCACACCGAACCGCTCCGCGACGGCCGCATCCGCCGGCGAAAGGCCTGCCGTCACTGCGGGCGGAGGGTGGTCACGTTCGAGGCTCTGCCGTCCGTGACCGCCAAGCCAGATCGCCAGATGTAGCACGATCCCGCTCTTTTCGACCACCCTTCGCGTCAACCCACCGCCGACTTGCAAAGGCCTTCTTGTAGACGCCCGCAGTCCGCGTCCGCGAGGGGACCAAGCATGGCCGACGATCTCGAAGACACCATCGAGCAGAACGCCAAAGGGCCGGCCAAGGCGTCGGGCGACGCCGGCTCGGTTGAACAGCATCCCCTCCCGGACCAGATCGAGGCCGACCGTTACCTGGCGTCGAAGGACGCCGCGAAGTCGAAGCAGCGCGGGCTGCGGTTCAACAAGCTCGTTCCGCCGGGAGTGTCGTAAGTGCTGACCTGGCTTTCCAACCTGTTCACGAGCGCGAAGCGCGCGAACTCGGCCCGGCCGCGTGCGGTGCGGGTCGTTCGTGCTCGCTACGACGCGGCCGTGACCAGCGACGAGAACCGGCGGCACTGGGCGAACGCGGACGGGATGTCGGCCAACGCCGCCAACAGCGCCGAGGTCCGCCGCGTGCTGCGAAACCGGGCGCGCTACGAGGTCGCCAACAACAGCTACGCCAGGGGCATCGTGCTGACGCTGGCCAACGACGTGATCGGCACCGGCCCCCGATTGCAGATGCTCACCGAGGACGCCGAGGCCAATCGCCGGATCGAGCGCGAATTCGCCGTCTGGGCCAAGGCGGTGAACCTGGCCGAGAAGCTCCGCACGCTGCGGATGGCGCGGGCCGAGGACGGCGAAGGTTTCGCCATCCTGACCAGCAACCGGAAGCTGCCGACGCTGGTGCAGCTCGACCTGCGGCTCGTTGAAGCGGACCAAGTCTGCACGCCGGACCTGTCGTCGCTGGACTGGAACGCCGTCGATGGCATCGTGTTCGACGGGGCCGGCAACCCGGTTGAATACCACCTGCTGAAAGAGCATCCCGGCGAAACGGCGCGCCGGTTCATCCTCGAATACGACCGCGTGCCCGCCGAGTCCGTGCTGCACTGGTTCCGCGCCGACCGTCCCGGCCAGGCCCGCGGTGTCCCGGACATCATGCCGGCGCTGCCGCTGTTCGCCCAATTGCGGCGCTTCACCCTGGCCGTGATCGCCGCCGCTGAGACCGCCGCTGACTTCGCGGGCATCCTCTACACCGACGCGCCTGCCGGCGGCGAGTCGGAAGCGGCCGAGCCGTTCGAGCCCATCGAGTTGGAGCAGCGGGCGCTGGTGACGATGCCTGGCGGCCGGAAGATGAGCCAGCTTCAGGCCGAGCAACCGGCGACCACCTACGCCGAGTTCAAGAAGGAGATTCTGAACGAGATCGCTCGCTGCCTGAACATGCCGTTCAACGTCGCGGCCGGAAATTCGTCTGGCTACAACTATGCCTCCGGCCGTCTCGACCATCAAACGTACTTCAAGGCGATCCGCGTCGATCAGTCCCATCTGGAGTGCGTCGTTCTCGACCGCATCCTGGCGGCTTGGCTCGATGAAGCGGCGCTGATTGCCGGCCTCCTGCCCGCGAACTTCGGCCCGTTCGTTGACTGGTCTCACCAGTGGTTTTGGGACGGGCAGGAACACGTCGATCCCGCCAAGGAAGCGTCCGCCCAGGCGACGCGCCTGGCCAATCACACGACCACGCTCGCACACGAATATGCCCGGCAAGGCCGGGACTGGGAAGAAGCCCTGCGCCAGCGGGCCAAGGAAGTCGCGCTCATGCAAGAGCTGGGGCTGACGCCGGCACAGGCCCAACCGACGCCGGCAGACCAGGAATAGGAACCCGTCGATGACGAAGCCGAACTCGAAGAACAAGCCGCCTGACAACCGGGCGCTGAACCTGCTTGCGGCGTCGGTGGAGCTGGAAGCGGCCCCGGCCGAGGGCGACGCCCAGAAGCTGCGGCGCTTCACCATGACTGCGTACACCGGCGGGGCCATGCAACTCGCCGGCTGGCGCTATCCAGTGCTCGTTGATCTCCAGGGGCTACAGCTCGGCAAACAGCGCCGGCCCATCCTGCTCGACCACCTGCGAGATGTGGACTTCGTGATGGGGCAGACCGATTCCGTCGCGGTGATGAACGATCAGCTCGTCGTCGCCGGCCAGGTCATGGGCGACTCCCCGAAGGCCAAGCAGGTAATTGCACTGAATGACAAGGGCTTCACATGGCAGGCATCCATCGGGGCACGGGCTGACCAGGTTGAGTTCGTGCCGGAGGGGAAGTCCTCGCAGGCCAACGGCCGGGAGTTTCCTGGGCCGGTCAACATCGCCCGGCGTGCCACGCTGGGGGAAATCAGCTTCGTGGTGCTCGGCGCGGACGAGAACACCTCGGCCCAGATCGCCGCGAGCGCCGACCAATCGAAGGAGACCGCAGACATGGACTTCACGAAATGGCTTGAATCCCAGGGCTTCGCCGTGGACGCCCTGAGCGAACAGCAGACCAAGAACCTTCGCGCGATCTATGACGCCCAGGCCCCCAAGCCTGCGAGCGATCCCGAGCCTAACCCGGCGGCTGCCATTCGCGCCGAGGCTGCGGCCGAGGCCAAGCGCATTGCCGCCGTCCGCAAGGTCTGCGGCGGCAAACATGGCGAGATCGAGGCGAAGGCCATCGAGGAAGGTTGGGACACGACGCGCACGGAGTTGGAAGTGCTGCGGGCCTCTCGTCCTCAAGGGCCAACGATTCAGACCGGCGGCAAAGCGCCCAACGCCCCGGCCATCGAAGCCGCCTTGTGCCTGTCGGTGCGGATGTCCGAGGAGAAGGTCCTGCGTTGGTACGGCCAGCAGACCGTCGAAGCCGCCCAATCCCGCGACCTGCGCGGCATGGGCCTGCACGAGCTGTTCTACCAGGTGATCCATGCGGCCGGCGGACATGCCCGGCCGGGCCGGATGAACGATGACACGATCCGCACTGCCTTCGAGGCCGATCGCACACTCCGAGCGGCGGCGGGCGGGTTCTCGACGATCAGCCTGTCGGGCATCCTGTCCAACGTCGCCAACAAGGCGCTGCTCGAGGCGTACACCGCCGTCGAAAGCGTGGCGATCCGCATCTGCGCCCAGGCGGACGTGAATGACTTCAAACAGGTCACGCGCTACCGCATGACCGGCCAGGGCACGTTCGAGAAGGTCGGCCCGGACGGCGAGCTGAAGCACGCGCAACTCACCGAGGAAGCCTACACGAACCAGATCGACACCTACGGCAAGATGATCGCGCTGACCCGGCAGATGATCATCAACGACGACCTGGGGGCATTTCTGCAAATCCCGCGCATCCTGGGCCGGCAATCGGCCCTGGCCGTCGAGTCGGCAGTGTTCACGTTGCTGCTTTCCAACCCCGGCGGCTTCTACAGCGCGGCCAACAAGAACTTCCTATCCGGGGCGACCTCGGCGCTGCAGATCAACTCGCTGACGCTGGCCGAGCAGTTGTTCATGGATCAGACCGACAAGGACGGCAAGCCGATCCTGATCTCGCCGGCGATCCTGCTCGTGCCGTCGGCCCTCAAGGTCGTCGCCCAGCAGCTCATGACCGAGACGCGCATCAACGAGTTCACCGGGCCGCCCAAGCCGGCCAACAACCCGCACGCGGGCAAGTGGATTCCGCTGGCCTCGCCCTACCTGAACTCGCAGGGTCTGCCCGGCAGCAGCGCCACGGCGTGGTATCTGTTCGCCAACCCGGCGGACGTGGCCGCAATGGAGATCGCCTACCTGCGCGGGCAGCGGATGCCGA